ATCTGTTGATAACAAATTAAATATAGCATCACCGATAATCGCATCTGTATCTAAAGCCATCCTTCTTTTTTTAATATCCTGGTTAACTGTTTATCTGCTTCAGCTAACATTAGAAGTATACTCGCTTGTCCGGCTTGTGCAATTACAGGAACATACACTTCATTTATAAACTCTGTTTGTCCACCATAAGCCATATGTGCATAATATGCATTAGCTGTACCTGTTCCTGGACCAAAAGCAGCATTTGCTGGTATATTATTTTGTATTCTCGGAGCTACATATGCAAATACTGCTTTTGGTATTCTATCTGCTGGTATTTTATACATTGAAAACGCTAAATTACCTCGATAATACAAACCATAACTAGTACCTCTCCAAGATAATTTTTTTGGATTAGCACCATATTTTCTTTTTTTAGTTATTGATCTAGCAGTATCTCTGATTGGGGGTACACCTTTATTTGCAATACTTAGTCTTACTTTTTTAGTAAAGTTTTGTGTAATTTTAGAATAGCTACGAATAGCATTATCTATTTCTTTTCCATTTATTATGAACTCCATAATGTAATAAATTTATTACATCAAGATATATCAATTTGGACGGCTTCGATTAATAAAATATCAGAAGTCTCAAATTTTAAAACAGAAGATATATCCCAAGGTTTATTATCATAAATAATACGCATCCCAGGATTAATACTTGTATTTAATCTTCTTGTCATAAATTCAACACTTGTCCTAGCAGTTTTTCTATCCGATAGAATTATTTCATCAGATCCTCGCTTACTATAATCTACTAATGCTAAAACAGTGGCGATAGGTGTCCAAGCTTTTACAATTTCTCCAGTTTCATTTTGAACACCTATATTATCTTGAATAACAATAATTTCATTCATTCTACCCGTAATTTCACCTTTTGGTAATTTCATAATCTATACGTTTTCTTCTTACGAGCAAATTGAGAAATACTGCCAGGAGTTGTCATTGGTAAATCTTCACGACGCTGATACATATCACCTAACTGTTTGTATATCATTATCATGATATCTTTAGTGACTTCCGGTATAACAGCGTTATATTTTATTTTGACTGGATCTAAATAATCACCAGTAGTTGGCCATTCTTCATTTAATTTAAGTTGAATAACACCATTATTAGTAAAAAGATCAGGTTCTACTTTAGCAACATCAAAAGTCTGAGCGACACCATTAACATCCAAATAAGAAATTGTATCGATTGATTTTACAGGGCCATTATCAACAAATAATCTTTCTGTAGGCGGAAAACATTGAAAAACATCTTCAAATTGCGCTTCGACAATAATATAACCCAAGGCTGACTGGACTGAATCTGTGGCTGCATCGATCAAAAGAGTTATAACATTATCTTCTAATGTGTGAAATACTCTCAAATATTCCTTTGCCTCGCTTAAAGCAATCAAAGGAGTACCCACAGTACTAACTTTTCTAGATCTGGTAAAATACCGGCGATCTAAATATTCACTAAGATCTCGATATGTGTAATATGGCATTTTTTTATTTTTAAGGAGTGGGGAACAATAATATTCCCCACTTTCCCAGCCATCACATGCTAAGAGAAAACTTGTATCAATAACGATTACGTTGGTCCAGTACCAGGAGTGATATCTTTAATATAGGAAAAAGACTGCGGATACCGCAGGCCGATATCAGCAAAACTGGTGATTGTCACCTCAATTTGGGCATTGCGGGCTTTGGTATATTGATCTACGATCAATGAAATACCACCCCACATGCCGATATAAAGCGATTCCCAGTTTCCAAAAATCATGGCATGTTGATTTGTACCAACACCCAGATTTTTCGGAACGTTGTTGCTAACAACGGCACGGAAACCGTTTACTTCACCATTGGTTGGAAATGAAGGAACGCCGGTCCATGTCATAATCCCAGATGACGACGCGTCGAGGGGGTGTGTTTTAAGAAATCCACGCACCTCTGGAGTGGTGAGATAACCCATTCGACCAAAATCCGCATCGGCAGCTGAGATTTTAGTTTCTAGGTCCACCACATCCAAAAACGAAGGCCATTCATCTCCGGCAGTTACAACACCTACGCCTTGGGGGGCGGTGTACTGCAATATGCCTTTCGGCACAGGATCAACTCCTGAGCCGTTGATCGCGGCGGCATCGATTGCAGTTTGAAGGGCGATAGTGAGGTCCCGGCGAACCAACATTTCCACATCAATGGATGCTGATTGAATCAAAAGTAAACGAGAAAACGGCGTCCAACCTGTAATACGTTTCGGGCGAAGGGACAAATTATCAAAAAGTTGTTGCGCCTCAGCAGCAGCTGCTACTTCAGTGGCCCAGTTAGTTGACCCTGCTTGGGTTTGACGAGAAAAATCGATATTATCCCGGAGATTACGGAGAACGGTTGCACCCAACATTTCAACCATAGGGCGTATCCGAAGAGCATCAAAATGACCGGCTAAAGTTGTTTGAATAGTTTCTGGACCCTTTGTCGCGGTACTTGCATCCAAGTCACGACGTTCAGTACCAGCAATACCATGAACCATAAAAGATGGTACCATGACATTTCCCATTTCACCTGCAGCTTGTCCACCGGAAGCACGAAATTCTTTTTCAGCTTCTTGGTAAACTTCAGCATTAAGGCCAGTTAATGGTTGATTTGAAGCAACCGCATGAATAGCATTGCGAAAAGAAAATTGGTTAATAATCTTCTGCTGCTCCCTGATTTCGCCCATGTTAAGGCCTTGGCCGGATTGTCCCAACGCAGCTTGTTTGGTCCTGAGCTCTGCCTGTTGGCGTTCTAGCTCCAATTCACGTTGTTTTTGCTGGACCACTATATTCCGATCCAGGTTCCGGTACTCATCTTGTAAACTGGTTACAGTTGTAAGATTTTCCTCAGTAAGCGCAGTATTAGCATCACGAGCCGCATTATTGATTGATTCAATTTCGGTCATGATTGCTGCCTGACGCTCGCGCATTTCACCAATACTAGGCATGTTTAAATTTATTTAATTTGATAAAATCATCGATCTCACGGATCGGAATATATGGGTTAAGTACTTCTGTTAATGCTCGTAATTCTCTCAATGCAGCAGTTGTCATTTTATAAGCAGGTATGGCAACTGGTGAAAAATCAAATATTTCTTTAAATCGCTTTATTCTACGAACAGGTAATCCATTACGTTCTTCTGACCAATCTATAGGTAAATCATTTTTATCTGAAAAATCATCAATAATGAAACCGAAAGAAGAACCTTCAATATCACCACGCCGTAAAGATATTACTAAATCTCTTCCCCATGTAGTATCAGGTATATCAAATTCATAATGAATACCATTATCTTTTTCAATCAAACGAAGCGTCCCGCGTGAAAACCTACCCATTGGCTGACCCTGGTTATGAGAGGCAAACACAACGGGATCACTCCGCTTTTGGGCAAATGGCGTGAATGCTCCCCTTGATATTATTTCATAATAACCACCTAAATCTTGAGAATATTGCTCATATGGGATACCAAGACCACCAGCAACAAATGAATTATCATCCAATTGCCTGAGCTCTAATGGGCAATATCTATATTCCTTCTCACTCTTGAGAGTCAGGAGCTGCTCCAGGTTTTTGGTTTGGATCGTCATTGTTATCAATATTTTCCTGGCTATCTAATTGTTCTGCTTGCGCATCTAACAATTCAATTTCTGCCATATTTTTATTTAATCTTACTAGACGTTCTTCCTCACTAAACATATTAACTGGGGTATAGTAAATATCTCCTTTCCCATCTGCTCTAGGGTTAAAACCTTCAAGTCCTCGAATATCGTCAGGTGATAATGCACCTACTTGATACATTTTAGAATAATAAGAAGCTCTTGAATCAGAATCACCGGCAGTTAAAATTCGTGTATTGAATCTAATTTTTTTACGCAGCCTTTGACCTCTCGATACTAATTTTCTTTGTAATTCGTTTTCCCATTTAGCTGCATAAGGAAAAATGGTATAATTAACAAATTCAAAAGATTGCATTTCAATATTTGAAAATGTACTACGACCTAACTCTGATAATAAATGTAAAGGTATACCAAAAATTCTAGAAATATCTCCAATTGTTTTATTTGCTAATTCAACGACTAAGGCATCTCTGGGCGGGAGTTTATTTGTTCGGTATTCGAGACCCGAATGTAAGACTGGAGTAGAATTTACATTTCTTATGCCTTCGTAATCTGAAAATTCTTCTTTAATTTCTTGTTGTTCTTTTTTAGATAAGTGTTCAGGTGTATATAAATAACCACTTAAATGTGCACCGTTATCATAAAAATTAGTACTATAATTAGTCGTTTGTAAACCTAATCTAAATGTATCACTGTGTTTATATAATTTACTTTTACCAATTAAACCAGGTGCATTTGGAATATTACCAGCACCATGTGTACCTGAACTACTCATAGCTATTCCTACAAGATGTATCATATCTTGTGGATCAACTACCATATTATAACCTAATCCATCATTATGACTAGACAGTACTGTATAAAAAAAATCACCATTAACAACATTCACATATACATCTTGTGGATGTATCATTATTAATTCAACAGGTTTGTTTCTGGAATCACGTCTTATCCATGCGTAGGCATTTTCATATAAAGCTAAAAATGCCGTCATTGTTTCATAAAATGTAAAAGCCGAATACCTATCTGAAGGATATTCGAGCAACATTAACAAATCATCGTCGTCTGATGGAATAAAACCTTTGGCGGACTTAATTAATACTTGTTTATCTATTCTAGCAAGGTTCCATCCTAATAATTCAAGGCATCTGGTAACACCAGATATTCCTAGGACAGTAGTTTCCGAATAATTGACTGTGGAATTTCCTGGAAAGAAGATTTTAAATATTCCAGAATCATTTAGGCCCAATGACCTGAGCCATTTTTTTAGTCTGCTGGTCGCTAATTGGACTAAATTCATAATTAAATATACACCTTTTTTTCGACATAAAAAAACGGATTTTAAAATATTTTTTTAAGCCGTTTTGGTCTCTACGACAAATAAAGATGGTTTTCTATATTTTTTCCTAAAATGTTCATATACTGCAAAAGCGTTTACTAAAGCAGACCATGAATCTACTTTATCTTTACTGGCTTTTTTATGTATTCTTATATTTTCATTAATATCTTCATATATTTGTATATTTTCAAATTCCCACTCGATCAATTTATTTTCATCATATCTTAATTTATTTGTATTCATTAATCTTTCTATTAAAACAGTTGGATCATTTAAAAATTTAGTCGTTTGTGTTATTGGAAAGACTTCTATACCCAAAGCTTCTTGTACTTGTCCTATAAATGTATCTGCTCGCCATGCATCATACCCTACTCCGCGTACGTTTAGCTCTTCTGTTGCAGTTAAAAAGTCACCAAATATCTCCTGTAAATCAATCATATTGCCAGGAGTAGGATAAATATATTTCATTTTCATCCAATATTCATAATTTACATTTTCGTTAGTAGTCCTGTATTTAATACGTTCAATAGGACAATATGTAAAAGGTATCCATATAAAATAACCAAGAGTATCGTATGTATCAAATAACAAAGCAATGGATGTTAAATCTTTAGATGAACTAAGGTCTACACCAACATAACATTTATAATCTTTTAATAAAATTTTCCAGTTTTTAATATCAAATTCTGTAAACGTATTTCTTTTTTCACATCTATTAAGATTAAACCAATTTTGATAAGCACCAACCCATTTACCTAAATGTAATCTGAGATAATCATTTAATGAAGTTGGTCTAGCTTTTGTTTCTAATATAATATTATCATAATATCTTTCATTTGTTGTAATACCAAACGAGGGATTACATTGCTTGATATATTCAAAATTGAATGGATCATCTTCGGCTTCATCCGGTGCTTCATATATCTTAACTAACCAGTGTGGCATTTCTAAATTTCCACGTTCAACATCTTTACATATTAAAAACATTTCATGTGGAAATGTATTTTTTATACCAGCATTAGATAATGATATGATCAAAGGTTGTGGTCTAGATACTATACCCTTTGTTATAGCTTCCCATAAATTTTTATTTGGTTGAATATGTAATTCATCAAATACAGCACCATGTACATTAAACCCATGTTTTGTTTCTGATTCTGCGGATAATACTCTAAATATACTTTTTCTCCTATCATAATATATTTCATTTTTCAGAACTTTAAACTCTTTAGTTAAATAAGGATCCATTTCAACCATAGTTTTTGCATCATCAAAAACTATTCTAGCTTGATCTTTATCACCTGCTAAAGCATATACTTTTGCACCAGGTTCATCATCCGGACCTAATAAATATAGACTTAATCCAGATGTTAGAGTGGATTTACCATTTTTCTTAGGTATCCATAAAAAACCATGGGTATATCTACGTTTTCCATCTGGTAAAACTTCACCAAATAATTGTGAAATAAATTCCTTTTGCCAATCCAACAAATTTAATAATTCACCTGCTTGTTCACCTTGAATATTTCTACATCTTTTTTGTAAGAAATTTATTACACGATCCACTTTGGATTGATCATACATATACTTCAACCGCCGTTCATTTCCCTGTAACATGTTACCCTTTTAAATTAAACGGATCATCTTCATTTTCTGATTCTCTACCTGGCGTTCCGATAATATCTGATTTATATTTTGATAAATGATAACCAAACGATGCAGCAGCTTTAGGTGTTAATAAAAACAATTCTTCGTATTTTCTTAAAATACTATCTATTCTTACCAATGCTGCTAAATATGGTGATGTTTTTTCTACTTCATATGATTCATCTTTTCGTATAACAGTTTGTTT